GCAAAGTACCCGCTGAACTTCTACCAATTATTAAGCTAGGATCGTGATTAATAAGGGCCCGCACATCATCAGCCAAAACATCGTCAAATGCCCCGGGTGAAATGCTTTCTCTAAAGGCCCCTAAATCAGTTTCGTTGTTATACAAAGCAGCGTAGCCCTCAATGATCATCTCGCCGTTTTCTTCGCGCACCTCAAGTGTGCTATCGTGTTTTGAGTAGTGAGCCGCTGTCAGCATCTCATCACGTTTCAAGTCCTCCATTTGTTTTGTTGTTTGAAATCGAGTCAGAATAGGCCTCAACCTTATCTAACGCGATTTGATTAATTTGCACCAAATGAATGTCACCACCTGGGATCGGGTTTTTTTCCTCCTCGGCCCTAACCTCATTTATGGAGAGCACGCCCGCTTGAATCATCTGAGTAAAGTAGTTTGCCCGCGCTGCACTATCCCCCCTTTGGAGATCCGAAAGTTTGAATTTGCTGTATACTTGTGGGCTGTCATACGAAGGGATTAATTTTCTATCAATCTCTTGCTCTATCCTTTGCGTCCATGGTACAATGGTGTGCCGTGCAAACATTAAATTTTGTTGCTCTACGTTGTTGTATGTTGTTTGGCTAGGCAGCATTACTAAGCTAGGGGGCACGGAAAAGATCCGCGTAATTTCTTCTGCTTGAAACTTTCTGGTTTCTATAAATTGCGCCTCATCGGGTGAGATTGCAATACGTTGGTATTTAAAGCCAAAAGGCATGAGCTTGGTGCCTGCTTGCGCTGCGCCGTTATTCCATGAGCCCTGGATAACATCCATTTGCTCCTTTTTTAATGGTTGCTCACTAGACAGCACGCCCGTCATTTGCCCACTTTGCCCGAAATATTCGGCGCCGAAATCTTGTGCGCTTTTTGCTAGGCCTAAATTTTCTCTATGCAAACGAATCGGGCTCATGCGCATTAGGTTGCAAATCTCAAGCATATTTTCAGGCCTTACTACGCCTACATCCTTAACGCTGTATACTCTCTCACCTTTCACGATCCTTAAATCAACATCAGAAAAATGTACGGGGATCAACTCGCTTGCATACCCTCGCTCATCTCTTCGAATTAAGGCATAACCTACGCCGTAAATAACAGCGCTTGCCGTGATTGTTTCCCAAAACTCGTATGCCGTTTGGTATTCATTGGGCCGTGTTCTTACCAGGTTGTATGCAGGGTGCACATTTGCTTGCACTACATTGTCCCCATCTTTCTCGTAAATCTCTAAGCCTAGTGAGGCAATCGTTGAGGCTATTTTGTAAACGCAGGCGTAAACGGTTGAAATCGCAAGAGCGCTGCTTTCGTTTATCGTTGCGCCTGCTTTGGTCATTGGGTATAACCCCACCTCATTAGCTATGTTGTTGGGCTCATATGGCCCTACCCTACGAAATAACGCCTTAAATCTGTCAGCTAGTGTACTCATTCGCGCGGAGTATACGAATTAAAGCCGAAAAATCCTAATTTATAGAGAGAAAATTTCAAGTAGATATTCCTCATCGCCATCAATAGTGTTTTGTACGTAGCTATTCATTGCAATAATTGACGCGATAACGCCATCAACTTTCTTGTTTTCTTTTTGTTCTTTGGTCACTCGCTTGTTTTCGTTCACATCGGTGTATATAACAGCGCAACCCATTTGCCATCTTAGGCATTTGTTGCCACCATGTATAATGTTGCCACGCATCACCTCCATTTCAAACTCCTTTGTTGGCCCGTTCATGCTTGTAATATTTTGCGCCATGGGTGCCATAACTACATCATCCTCGATCAATTCGGCTACGATATACGTACTAAATCGCGGATCATACCCAATCTCACGAATATCATACTTTGCCGTTTGCTCTAAAATATACTTTTTTATAACTCTATAATCAGTCACGTTGCCAGGTGAGATCGTTATATCACCCTCTCTTTGATAGTTTAAGTAGTCAATCCCCGCGCTTAGTTTTTTGCTGTGCGCTTTCTCAGCGTTTACAAATTGATGTACCAATAGATAAAAACACTTGCGCTCATCGTCACGAAAGATTAACGCAAACGCGGTGAGATCTTGTGTACTCGCCAAATCTAGGCCACCATAGGCAGGCAAGTTTGCTAATCGATCATATGGTATCTCCTTGGCCCCTAACATGAATATATCGTCAGGGATCCACGCCGATTCTGAGCTAGTCCAAATATTGAGATGTAAGCGCAAAAAGCTATTTATCATTGATGGGTTACTCTTGGCTTTGTTTACAGCATCTACAAAATACGCTTTGTTACAGATAGAGCCATAACCGGGGTTTGCTTTTTTCCATGTCGCCTCTTTTGTCCAGTCGTCTGTGGGATCAGCACGATACAGCACGGGCAAAAAGGTTTCATCTTCGATCGTGCCGTTTAATATCGCCTCGCTATATTCATGCATCTCATAGCATATACTCGCCCGATCATGGCCCGCCGTGGTTAGCGCTACTATTATTGGCTGCCTACGTGATCCTACTGAAGTCGTCAAAACATCGAATAAATCGCGAGAAGGTTGCGTATGTAATTCGTCAAAGAGGATGCCGTGACAATTTAACCCGTGCTTTGTGTATGCTTCCGCTGATATACTTTTATACCACGATGATTTGTACTCTATTGTGTTGCGTAACACTTTGCAGCGAGATCGTAAATGCTTGTTATTCTTAATCATCTCCTGCGCAATCGAAAAGCAAATATTGGCTTGTCCGCGATCCCCTGCCGCTGAAATCAGTTCTGCACCTGGCTCGCCATCAGCGAAAAGCAAGTACAAAATTATTGCGGCCCCTAGATTTGACTTGCCATTTTTACGAGGCAACTCGATGTAACAAAAACGATATTTTCTTAACTTCGTTTCTTTGACCTTCCACCCAAATAGGGGGCGTATTATATCATCCTTTTGCCACTTCTCAAGGATAAAAGGTTTACCCGCAAGTTCACCCTTTACATGGGTGCAAAATTTCTCTATAAATAATACGGCCTTATCTGCGGCCTCTTCGTCAAAGTAAAATTTGCTCATTGCATGAACTCTTTAAACTCATCGCCTTCCTCTACGTTATCACCCGCCCATCTCTCAAGGTGCGCTATGATTGCTTGCTTTCTCATGCGGGCCTCTTTCAATTGTTGCCACTCAGGCCGCGCACGGCTGTATACATCGCCACTCTTGCCCGTCACCATGTAGCAAGTGCCGTTAATATCGCAGTATTCTTGCAAAATGTGTTCCTCAGATTCCACACAACTCAGCGTATATATCATGGCTTGCACACCAGGCGTTAGGGTTTTGCTCGCGCCGTATTGTAATATTTTTAAATCGTATATCGATTGTTGTAGATCGGTCATGTTATTGATTTTATTATTTCTTCACATAGCTTTTTTGGTATTTTGCTACGCTCGTGATTGTTTTTTAAACCTTGTGTGCCCGTCCTTGATCCTCTTGGCGCGGGCTCATGGTGACATTTTTTATTACCATTGTGACATTCAGCCCTAGGTAACCAACCATTTTGATTAAATAGATTTGCGATATTGTTGCTCCATATATCCGTGGGTTTTGCTCTTGTATCTCCATACCTACAATACCAAATAGTTACCCTATTTAAACCAAGCATCTCAGGCATTTTGCGCATCATGCCTCGTGGGTTTTCTATAAAGTAATATTTTGGATTTATAACTTTGATGATCGCAAGTGTTTTCTCTAAAATCCTAATCCCTTTCAAAGCTGCATCGGTTTTTGGTAATCGGTCTTTATCCCAATGAGTACCCATACTTGCCACACTAAATGTTGTACATGGTGGGCTCGCCCATACACATTCAAAGTTATAAGGTAGGTATGTTGATATCGGGATTTCTAATATATCGCCCACAATATCAATATCACCAAACTGCTCAAGGTCGCATGAGATAACTTCGTGACCAGCTGCTTCAGCTGCTTTGCCTATGCTGCGGGATCCCGCAAATAATTCTAGCACTCTCATAACTGCCCCATATTATTAGATGTAAATCCTGCGCACTCGCCATTTTTTGGGTGAGCTAATTTCATGAACTCGCCACACTTCTCGCAAGCAGCATCGTGGATTATACCACGGCCCTCAATGTATCTAATCGTGACGTTTGAGATTAAGATCTCTGC